CTGGGCGTAGGCTGTTAAGTGCAGCAGGGGCGTTTACAGAAACGGGCGTCGCGAGTAATGGAGTTTATGCTCGTAAGATCGTAGCTGCAGCAGGATCATTTGCAGAGACAGGTGTTGCAGCAACCTTAGTTTACATCCCAAATCATGTGGCGTACACGCTTACTGCAGCGGTTGGGACTTTTACTGAAACAGGCGTTGCCGCTAATTTACGTCAAACTCGAATACTATCAGCCGCGGCAGGGGCTTTTGTTGAAGCGGGGCAGCCGGCTAATTTATTACGTAAGTATTCACTGACCGCGACTGCCGGAGCTTACACCGAGACGGGCGTAGTAGCGGGACTTTATAGCGGACGCAAAGTAACTGCGGCGGTTGGCACGTTCACCAAAGCAGGCGTTGCCGCTCAGGGATTGCTTGGCAGGAAGCTATCTGCTGCGACCGGTGCTTTAGCGGTAACCGGTAATACCGCACTTTTAGTTTACACACCGAAAAACGCTTACATCCTCCCAGCGTTTGGCGGTACCGTCACGGTGGCTCGTCGTGATGCGCAGTTGCTGTACAACCGTATCTTTACCACGGCGAAAGACAGCTTTACCGTTACGGGTATTACAGCGCAGTTGTTGCGTGGGTTTAAGTTACCCGCTGCGGTAGAGTCGTATGTGTTATCAGGCAAGCCAGTTGCCTTCACCTATGTTAAAGCGTATCAACTTGCCGGCGAGTTTGGCACTTACACGTTAACAGGTAATCAAGCCGACGTACTGGTTACACGAATACTTGCGGCATCTGCTGCAGGCTTTACGTTAACCGGTGGTTTGGCTACTTTAACGCAAGCAACGGCGTTACCAGTAGCTATTGCAGATCCGCAGTGGCAGATTGCTATACAGGGCTTAAGCCAGATTTCCCTGGCTAAAGCCGAGCGACATAATAGTTTGATTCAGGGTGACTCGCATACGACGGTAGTTAAGTCGTTAGAGCGCCGTGTTACAATTCATTAATATTTTTGTTTGAGCGCATGAGTGCTGTGAACCTTGTAAGGGGTTATCCATGGCGGCGTTCAATAAATTTAATTCTTTCGTTGAAGCAGTAGCAGAAAAAGTTCACAACCTTGGAGCCGATTCGCTTAAGGTTATGCTGAGCAACACAGCTCCTGTAGCGACCAACTCTGTAAAAACCGATATTACCGAAATTGCAGCGGGCAATGGCTACACGGCTGGAGGTAATGTCGCATCTGTTTCTTCTTCTGCACAAACTTCCGGCACTTATAAACTAATCTTGTCAGACCCTGCTACCTGGACGGCTACGGGCGGTTCTATTGGACCGGTGCGTTATGCGGTGCTGTACAACGACACCGCAACTAACAAGGAATTGATCGGCTGGTGGGACTACGGTTCATCGGTCACATTGGCAACCGGCGAAACTTTTACGGTCGATTTGGATCAAGTTGCTGGCGTATTGACGCTGGCCTAAGATGAATATCTTTCAGGCCACTCAAAAAGGGCCGTTGAAAGTACCGGGTTACATCGATCCAAACGATGTAACTACGGTTACCGTTTATTGGGGTGCACCGGTATTTGCAGCAGCGACGGTGTACCGCGAAGGCGATATCTGTCGCCCAACGACGGACAACGGGTACTATTACCAATGCACAGTTAACGGGGTTTCTGGCACTGAGCCTGCCACTTGGTCGCAGACAAGACAGGTATCAGGTACTGCAGCGTTTGTGGCGGTGCCGTATGATCTATGGGTGTTACCCGGCGAAACTTTGGTCGGCGTCGATTTGATCTTAGCGTCAACCTGGACGGCAACCAATAGCGTTGTGCTCTCCAGTTCTGCGTACAACTCCGTTTCTACCAGTGTTGTAATTCAGCCTTTACCGGTTGGCGTGACTGAGTTTGAATTAACCAATCAGGTACGCAAATCAAACGGCGAACGCTTGAGTAGGACTTTTAAGTATAAGGTTAATGAACAGTAAAAGCCCCAATCAAGGCGCTCTGTTATATTGAATTTTTGGGCAAGGCCCCTTAACCTAATAGTTAAAACATGACGTCACAGTCCGAGTACGACGCCGAATTAGCCCAAGAGATCATGCGGTTTTACGCAGATCCCTTAGGGTTTGTGAAGTTTGTATTTCCGTGGGGAGAGCCTGACTCTCCCTTGGCTCCTTGGAGCGAACCGGATAGATGGCAGTGCGAATTATTAGATCGACTGGGCGACGAAATTCGTAGGCGCAATTTTAATGGGGTTGATGCAGTCGACCCCATTCGTTTTTCCATTGCGTCTGGTCACGGTATTGGCAAATCGGCACTGACTAGTTGGCTAATACATTTCCTCATGTCTACGCGCCCAATGGCAAAAGGCGTAGTTACGTCTGGTAAGTACGACCAGCTTAAAGATAAGACTTGGGCGGAACTTGCTAAGTGGCGCAAGCTAGCCATCAACGGGCATTGGTTTGAGTATCGAGGAAGTAGGGGAAATTTGACTTACTACCGAGAGAGCGAACCGGAGAACTGGGCCGTTAAAGGGCAGGCTGCGACCAAAGAAAATGCCGATGCGTTTGCGGGATTGCATAACGCTAGAAGTACTCCTTTCTATATTTTCGACGAAGCTTCCGCTATCGACGACGCAATCTATGAGGTTGCTGAAGGGGGTCTCACAGACGGCGAGCCTATGATCTTTTTGTTTGGTAACCCGACGGTTACCAACGGACGTTTTGCGGATACGTTTGGGCGTATGCGACATCGCTGGATCAATAAGCAGATTGATTCTCGCACGGCTCGAATGACTAATAAGTCGTTGATCCAAGAATGGGTTAATGACTACGGCGAAGATTCCGACTTTGTTAGGGTTCGTGTTAAGGGAGAATTCCCTCGCGTGGGTGACAGCCAGTTCATATCAACTGAAAGTGTAGAACAAGCCCGCGACCGCACCGTAGAACCTACTTCGTTGGACCCCGTCATTATGGGCGTCGACGTCGCCCGCTTTGGGGATGACCAGTCGGTTATTACAGTCATACACGGGCGTAAGCTACTTACGATCAAAGCGTTCCGAGAGCTTGATCTCATGGAACTGTCTGCTCGAGTGATCGAGAACATTAAAGAATTTAAGCCTCATGCTGTGTTTGTTGACGGCGCGGGCGTAGGCGCGGGTGTTGTTGATCGACTACGACTACTGAAGTACAAAATCGAAGAAGTGCAGTCGGGCTCTAAAGCCGAGGAAGAGGAAAAGTATCGCAACAAGCGTGCCGAGATGTGGGGGCGTATGCGCGACTGGCTGCTAAATGCAGACCTACCTAGGGAAGCAACCGCGTTGCAGTACGACTTGACCGGCATCATTTACAGCTATGACGACAAGATGCGTATCTGTCTAGAGAAGAAGTCTGATATGAAAAAGCGCGGACTGGCTTCCCCTGACTACGCTGATTCCCTAGCGCTATGTTTTGCTGAACCTGTGAATGGGGTCGTTAAGTCTAAAGACTACAGCTGGCTGAAAAAGAAAACCAAAGAATTGAACTGGAGAGTTCTATGAGTGACATCTACATCCGATGGGGCGCGGTCGATTTAGTCGACGATGATGGGCGGCCCTACAAAGAACCTGCGATGGGTGTGACCCGAGCCGCGCTGGGTAAGCAACCTATTTTTGCGATCCCTTTGAGTTCCGCCTGGATGTATGCAGAGCCGGACTACCTTATGGCTAGTTCTTTTAAGATTGCGAATTTCCTAGGCATGTTCCCAGATCAGTTTTTGATTAACCGTATTGCAGACTTAATCATGAATTACCTACCCGACTTAGTAAAAGCAAAGCCTATTGATGCTCGTAAAGGGCAGGCTTTTGCTGAAGGCGAGATTCGTATTGACGGCGATGTTATCGAACGATTTGAAGCATACACCGGCGGGGGGATTGTTAAATGATGGAGAATGTCCACTCAGTTGCGGAGTTTGACCCTAATGAACGGTATGGCACAGATGTACAGTCTAGCGATATCCCTGCTGCAGTCCATCCTTTGGATAGCGAGGAAAACAAGAAAACGCTGAACAAGTTACAGGAGTGGTGGACGCAGGCCCGCGAAAACCAATCTGTTAATCGCTATGAACAGGCCTTGGATGCAGATTTTTATGATGGGTTGCAGTGGTCAAATGAGGATGCAGCGGCACTTAAAGAACGAGGTCAAGCCCCTTTAGTCTATAACCGCATTAAACCCGCCGTAGACTGGATCATTGGTACCGAAAAACGTACGCGGTTTGACTACAAGGTTCAGGCGCGTAAAGACGAGGAGTGTGAAGCAGCCGAGGTGAAGACCGGACTGCTTAAGTATTTGTCAGACGTTAACCGTAATGAATACTACCGGTCGATGGCGTTTGCCGATGCTTGTAAGGTTGGCGTGGGTTGGCTTGAAGAAGGGGTTCGCAATGATGAAACGGATGAGCCTATCTTTGCACGCTACGAATCTTGGCGAAACATGTGGTATGACCCCTTGGCAGTTGAACCTGATTTGTCTGATGCTCGCTTTATTTTTCGTTCCAAGTTTGTAGACCTGGACGTTGCCCAGGCTATGTTCCCTTCACGCCGTAACGAGTTAAAAGGCGTGTCGATTACTGCGGAGATGTTTACCAATGAGTTCGAAAATGATGATCTCTATTATTTGCGCACGGTTTCTGGCAACCCTCGTCTTACTCTTAACCGCGGCTATATTGACGGGTCTAGTATATACAATCGCCGAGAGCGGGTTCGACTCATTGAATGTTGGTACAGAGCCCCCGCCGGAAAATCAATTATCCGAGGCGAACGTTTTAGTGGACAAGAGTTTGATAAGACCAACTTAGAACATACGTACGCCGTTGATCAGGGCTACTCGTCAGTCTATGACGCTTTGGTTATGGAAGTACGCTGCGCGATCTTTACAAAGGATCTATTACTGCAGCTAGAGCCAACGCCATATCGACACAACGCTTTTCCTTTTACTCCCGTCTGGGGTTTTCGTCGCAGTCGTGATCGCGCTCCTTATGGAGTTGTCCGAAACATACGGGATCCGCAGGAGAACCTGAACAAGCGGATGTCGAAAGCACTGCACATCCTATCGACCGCCCGCGTTATTGCCGACGCTGACGCCGCGACAGATTGGGACGAGATTCGCGATGAGATGGCTAGACCTGATGGCATTGTGCTGTTGGATGGCCGTAAGGGCGCACGATTTGAAACGGATGTTGATAAGGGGCTGGCTCGCGAGCACGTCAATTTAATGGAAATTGATAGCAAAATGATTCAGGATGTGTCCGGTGTAACGGATGAGAACTTGGGTCGTGAGACCAATGCTGTTTCGGGTCGTGCCGTTAATGCACGAGCTGAGCAGGGCTCGATTATTACCACCGATCTATTCGATAACCTACGGTTTGCCATGCAGCAGCAAGGTGAAAAGCTACTATCACTAGTAGAACAGTTCTACGATTATACGAAGGTGATTCGAATTGTAGGGGATAACGGTGAGCCAGAATTCTTGCATCTAAACAAACCGCACATTGACCCAATGAC